TTCTACTATCCTTTATATGCAGATTTATACTCTAGTGGTTCGGTAACCCTAGCCAATGTTTATAATATTGCTTTAGATAAATACACAGACGATTTTCTAACTGAAAGAGATTTAACTAATGCTCAAAACAAGTACGGAAATAAATTTTTTATCAGTTACTACAGGTATGAAGGATTAAGTGAGACGGCTTATGTTAGAACCCTAGATAGTGCAGGTAATATAGTAGCTAGTCATAACGCTTCTATCAGTTTGTCTGGCAGCTTTAGTATGTTTAATCTATCTGCTAGTGCTATTAATACATGGGCAGGTTCTACATTAATAACAGAAAACACTTATGCTTATGAGTTTTATATCACTAATGGAGTTGGAAATTCAAGAGTATTACGAATCTACCATGACTGCTCGAAAAATGGTGGAAACACAGTACACTTCCTCAACCGCTTGGGAGGATATGATAGTTTCTTTTTCGGTAACGTCAACAGAAACTCCGTAAGCAACGAGAAGCAGTTTTATAGAAAAGCAGATTGGCAAAGAACAAGCGGTGCTATGCGTACTTATGACGCTTACAATAAGTACAACGAAACTAAAGTAGCATTTAGCATTTCGCAAAACAATAAAATAAGTTTAAAGAGTGATTGGGTTAACCAGATAGATTATACTTGGTTAGGGCAGCTAGTAAATAGTTCAAGCGTTTACCTAGATGTACAGAATATGTATCTTCCTTTATACATAACTACAAATAACCATGAGTACAAGCTATTGAATGTAGACAAGATATTTAACCTAGAGTTAGAAGCAGAGATACCTAAAACAATAAATAGCCAGTTTAGATGAGGACTGAAATATACATAGAGAATTATAGGCTAGATTTAACAGAAGACGTTGATACAGAGTTTACTTATACAATAGACGATATTAATGACTTCGGCTCTAAGAATACCAGTTATTCTAAAACTATTAGGATAGCAGGTAATGCAAACAATAACGCTATTTTTGGGAATATCTTTGACCTCAATAACGCTAACTTTACTAGTGAAGATGCTCCAAACGTAGGAGTTAATTATAACGCTAGTAAGAACGCACAATGCAGAATATTTATAGATGGCATCCAGATATTCAAGGGTGCTTTACGAATCTTGGAAATTATCAAAGACGGCTCTACGTTGTTTTATGAGTGTTCGGTTGTAGGGGATTTAGGTGGGTTTATGACTGCTCTAGGAAATAAGAAGCTAACTGGTAACGAAGATTCAGCAGACGATTTAGATTTTTCAACTTATAACGCTGCATGGAACTTTACTAACATAACTAATAGCTGGGATAGTATAGATGGAAGCGGTATATATTTTCCTTTAATTGATTATGGGAACACATCTACAAATAAAGTTGACTTTGACTATAAGGCTTTTAGACCTGCATTATATGTTAAAGAAATCCTACAAAAGATTCAAGCGGCTTCTGGTTACACTTGGGATTTTCCTTTATTGAGTACAAGCCTAATGGATAGACTTATTATACCACATAACCAGAGAATAGTCAATAAGGTTTCTAATGTAGCATTTAATTCTAACTTTAATACAACGCTTTCAAGCAATCAGTTTCTACCTTTAACGGTAACTACTGCAGGAAGTTTTACAGGAAGTAACCCAGCGACTTATACTGGAAGCACAAACGTATTTAATATTAGTTGTAAGCCTGTACTACAAGTAAAGTCACCTACACCAGTTGCAGCTACCTTTTATTTATACAAAGGAGCAACTATTTTAAAGCAGGTTGATTTATATGTCACAAATAATACGCAAACTTATACAGTTGACTTATCGGTTAATAATGTTGAGTTATCTAATACTAATCAAATATCTGTGCAGGTTAGCACTAACGTTACTCAATATCAGTTATTCTCTGGTGAGTTAAAACTAACTACTGCAGTTAGTACAGAGGTAGCTGTTATTTATGATGAGGTTTTAGATATAAACCAATGCATACCAAGAGGTATATTTCAAAGGGATTTCTTTATAAGCATAGCTAAGTTATTTAACTTATATATTTATGATGACGCAGTAGATGAGAAAAAGATTATAATAAAGCCTTATGTAGATTTTTATAGCGGAAGTATTGTAGACTGGACTAGCAAAGTAGATAGAGAACAGACTTGGTCTATAAAGCCAATGAGTGAAGTAAAGGCTAGGTATTATCAGTTTAAGTATAAGCAGGACAATGATTACTATGCAGAGAATTATAGAAAGAAATTTAATGAGGGCTACGGAGATTTTATTTACGATACAGAATTTGACTTTGTTAAAGATACAGAATCAGTAGAAGTAATATTTGCAGGAAGTGTTTTGTATCAGTTAAACGGAACAGATAAAATATTTCCAGCTATCTATAAATTAAGTTCTTCTGGGACTACTGAAGACCCAATGGATTCAGTTATAAGGATTTTACAAGCTAAAAAAATAACTGGTAGGACATCTTACAGAATCAAGAACGGAGCAACAAACGTAGGAACTGCTTTAACTTCTTATGGTTATGCTGGTCACCTAGAAGACCCATTCACACCTACTAACGATATAAACTTTGGAGCACCTAAAGAAATATATATACAAGCTACTAGCTATCCAACAACAAATTTATTTAATGCTTACTATTCTGGATATATGGATGAGATTACATTTAAGGATAGTAAACTACTAACCTGTAATGTGCTTTTAAATTCGTTTGATATACAGAACCTAGACTTTGCAAAATACGTTTATATTGACAATGTGTTATATAGGCTAAACATAGTAGATGGATATAACCCTATAAACTATACCACAACTAAAGTAGAACTTTTAAAAGTAATTGATAAATGAGTGAACAATTAAATTATAATATAAATATTAGCGGTAACGCTAGTGAATCTGTAGGCTCTTTAAAGAAGCAATTAAGAGAAGCACAACAAGATGTAATAGTGTTATCTGACAAATTTGGTGCAACTTCTAAAGAAGCTATTGAGGCAGCAAAAAGAGCAGCAGAGTTAAGAGATAGAATAGGTGATGCTAGAGCATTAACAGAGGCTTTTAATCCAGATGCTAAATTCAAAGCATTGTCTTCATCACTTACTGGAGTAGCTAGTGGCTTTGCTGCGGTACAAGGTGCTATTGGTTTATTTGGTGGAGAATCAAAAGAATTAGAAAAACAACTTTTAAGGGTTCAGAGTGCATTAGCTTTATCACAAGGTTTACAAGGAATAGGTGAAAGTATTGATAGCTTTAAACAACTTGGAGCAGTAATACAATCTACAACAATTTTTCAGAAGGCAAATGCTGCTGCCAATGCTTTGACTGCTACAACATTAAGGGCAGTTGGTGTATCTGCGGAAGCTACCGCTTTATCATTTAAAGTTTTAAAGACTGCTATTGTATCAACTGGTATAGGGGTTCTTGTAATTGCACTAGGAGAGTTAGTGTCTGCTTTAATGAATTATACAAGTGCTACAGAAAAAGCAAAAAAGAAACAAGAAGAACTAAACGAGGTTTTAGCCAATAGTACTAAAGAAGGATTAAAAGCAGCTAAAGACTTTGTTAAAACACAAGGTGAAATAAATCAGTTAAGAGCACAAGCAGAAGGAAAAAGTGAGGAAGAAGTTAATGCTATTAGGGTTAAAGCAATTAAAGACCAAATTAAACTTAATCAAGATAGATACGAAGAATTACTAAAGCTAGATAAAAAAGCTGCTAGTGAGTTAGCGGATGAAAACGCAGCCTTGCAAGATGAACTAACAAAGATTCAGTTGCAAGGTCAAATAAAGAGAAACGAGCAAAGTAAACAACAGGCAGAGAAAAATAAAGCACAAAGAGAAAAAGAAGCACAAGAGGAATTTACTAGGAATAGAGAAAGAGAAGCTAGAGAATCTGCTGCTCAAGAAGTACAAATAGAAGCCTTTAGGTCTACTTTAACAGATAGGCAAAGAGATTTATTATCTGCAGAAGATGAATTTGAGAAGAAGAAAGGTGATTTAATTAGAGCAGGAGTTACAGACTTTACTTTAGTTCAAGAGCAGTATAGGTTAAAGTTACTTGAAATAAATAAAAAGTACGATGAACAAGATGCTCAAATAGAAGAAGAAAAACAAGACAAGAAAAGAGAAATAGATTTAGTAAATAAGGAAAGACAATTACAAACACAAGAACTAAATGCTATAAATTTAGAAGACCAAAAAAAAGCAGAATTAGATGCATTACAAAGTGAATATCAAATTAAATATGATTTAGCGGTTAAAAATGGAGAAGATTTATTAATATTAAAAGATTTATTAAAAGCTAAAGAAAAAGATATAGAGCAAAAATATGCAGATGAAGAAGCTAAAATATTAGATGTAAGAAAACAAAAACAATATGAACTTTACGGTGCTATCGGAAATGGAGTTGGAGCCTTAAGTAATTTATTTGAACAAGGAACTGCTGCATCAAAAACTGCAGCATTATCTGAAATTGCAATAAATACTGCATTAGGTTATTTACAAGGATTAGATATTGCACAAAAGGGAGCAAAAGCTACTGGCCCAGCAGCACCATTTGCATTTCCAATATTTTATGCATCACAAATTGCAGCTATTATAGGGGCAGTTTCAAAAGCTAAAAGTGTTTTATCTACTGTAAAAGGTGGAGGTGCTTCATTTGCTAGTGGAGGTTCCTTAAGTACAAATGCACCTATAACTCCAAGAATACCGCAAACAGCAACTACGAATATATCTGCTGAATCTATTAACGCAATAGGAAACCAAGCTATTCGTGCCTATGTAGTAGAAACAGATATTACTAGTAATCAAAAAAGAATACAAGCTATAAAACAAAGGGCAAGGTTTAGTTAAGTGATAAAATAACCTATAAACAAGCATTTAGGATTATGGATTTACCAGTATATGAATTAATGATAAGCGATGATTTACAAGACGATGCAGAGGTAAACTTTGTGTCACTAGTAGACCGACCTGCTATCCAAAAGAATTGGAACGCCTTTAATCATAAAGTTAAGTTTAACACCGATGAAGAAAAGCGTGTTATTTCTGGTGCTATTATGTTGGCTGATACTCCGATTTTTAGGAGTGATATTGCTCATGGCGATTACTATGTTGTATTCTCTAAGGAAACTATTTTTAAAATAGTGCAGAGGTATTTCAAAAAGGGTTATCAAGCTAACGTAAATATCCAGCATAACCAAGACACTAAGCTAGAAGATGTTTATTTGTTTGAATCTTTTATTAGTGATAAGGAAAGGGGTGTTATGCCCATGAAAGGTTTTGAAGATGCTCCAGATGGTTCATGGTTTGGTTCAATGAAAGTAGATAATGACTATGCATGGAATGAGGTAAAGGAAGGAAACATAAAAGGATTTTCTGTAGAGGGAGTGTTTGAATATGGAAAATATAAAACAAAAAATAATAATAATATGGCAGAAATTAATTCTCAATTAAATTTTGGTGGCCCTGGAAGTGGAAGAAGACCAGAAGGTGGCGGTGATAATTCAAATACTAGTGTAAAATCTCCTAGTTTAGATAAGGTAGTTGAAAGTAAAAATTATTCTCCTAAGCAAAAGGAAGAATTAATTAATGATGCTAAATTAACAATTAGACAAATAAATTCTGGTACAAGACCAATGTCAGTTGCAGTTACAGATTTAGTAAATACTCATGGATTAGATAGACGTGAAGCGATAAATGTTTTAGATGAAATTGAAAAACAAATGCAAACAAAAGGTGAAAAAACAAAATATGCTTCAGATGTAATTAAGATAGAAAAGATAAAAGAAATTTTATCACAAGTTAAGTGATATATAAATTAATAAATAAACATTTACTATTATGAATCTAGGAGAAGCAATTTTAAAAATTAGGGCACTATTTGAAGATATGCCAGAGCCAATGCCACAGGATGAAGAAAAGGAAGAAAAGGTAATGATGGCTGAATACGTTTTAGAAGACGGAACTAAAGTAATGATTTCATCTCTTGAAGTAGGCGGTGAGGTTGTTCTTGAAGATGGTTCACCTGCTCCAGATGCAGAACATAAATTGGCAGATGGTCAAGTTATCGTTACTGAAGGTGGAGTTATCAAAGAAATTAAAGTAGAAGAAGAACCAGCAGTAGAGATTGAAGTAGAATCTAAAAAAGATGAGAAAATGGAAGAAGTAGAAGCTAAGCTATCTGCTTTGGAAATTGAGAATGAATCTTTGAAGGCTAAACTATCAGAGGTTGAAAAGAAAGCTGCACAAGGTTTCTCACAAGTAATTGAGTTGATTGAAGAAATCGCTAAAGTTCCTCAAGCAGACCCAATGGAAAAAACACAGTCTTTTAAATTTGAATCTACTAAAGACATCAAGTTTGATAGACTAGCTAAATATCGCAACGCAATTTTAAACAATAAAAACTAAGAAAAATGGCATTTAATGTTTCTGCACTCGCAGACTACACAGAACAGAACGAAGCCTTGTTGGTTACCAGCTCGGTTCTCGGTGCTAAGACTGCCTCTCTAATTAAGAGTGCAGGTAACGTTATGGTCGGAGTTAAATCTTCAGAGACCATCAATATCATGGACACAGACGCAGTTTTCCAAGCTGGTGGCTCATGTGGTTTTAACGCTTCTGGTTCTACTTCTTTCACACAAAGAACTGTGACTGTTGGTAAAATCAAAGTAAACGAGGCTCTTTGCCCTAAAGATTTGGAAGCTAAGTATCTTCAGAAGGCTTTGCCTACTGGTTCAATGTACGATGCTATTCCTTTTGAGCAAGAGTTCACAGACAAGAAAGCTAAGCGTATTGCTTCTCAACTTGAGATTGCTTTGTGGCAAGGTGATACAACTAGCGTAAACGTAAACTTGAATAAGTTTGATGGTTTGGTTAAGTTGGTAGGTGCTGCTTCTGGAGTTGTAGATGCTAACACTTCTACTTATATCTCTGGTGCTCCTTTGTCTAGCATTACTGCAGCTAACGTAGTATCTATCTTTGATGGTGTTTACAAGGCTATCCCTGCACAGATTGTTTCTGAAGACGATGTGCATATCTTCTGCGGTATGGATGTATTCCGTACTTACACTATCGCATTGAAGAACGCTAATTTGTTCCACTACTCAATTGATGTTAAGGCTGATAACGAGTTTATCCTTCCGGGCACTACCATCAAGGTTGTAGCGGTTCAAGGTTTGAACGGAACTAACAAGATTTATGCAATGAGATTGTCTAACTTGTTTTTGGGTACTGACCTTCTTAACGAAGAAGAGAAGTTTGAAATCTTCTACGCAAAAGAAGCTGACCAAGTACGTTTCGTAAGTGAGTTCAAGATGGGTGTTAACTTCGCCTTCCCAGACGAGATTGTTAAGTTCGCATACTAATTATATAGGGGGTGAAATATCCCCCTACTTTTTAACTTTATAAATTATTTAAAATGGCTTGTGCACTTACACAAGGTTATGTTCTAGATTGCAAAGATTCACTCGGTGGTATAACTGAAGTGCTTTTTATTGCTAAGCAAGACGTAACCGCTACAACAGAGGCTTCTGGTGTTATCACAGCTATTACAAAGGCGGCTGGTAAGCGTTTCTACAAGTATGAACTTGTAAAAGAAACTTCTAACTTTGTTGAGAACATCAACGCTTCAGTAGAAAATGGTTCTATTTTCTATCAGCAAGAGTTGACTGTTATCCTTAACAAACTACAAGCAAATACTCGCAATGAGATTCTGCTTTTAGCACAAAACCTTTTATTAGCTATCGCAAAAGATAACAACGGAAAGTATTGGTACTTAGGACAAACTAGAGGACTAGACATTACTGCTGGTTCTGGTGGTTCTGGTACTGCAATGGGAGATAGAAGCGGATATACTTTGACCTTCACAGGCAAAGAACCTGCTCTTGCTCCAGAAGTTCAATCTTCAATTATTACTGGTCTATTATCGTAAGCAGTTGGTTTAGTATAATTAGCCCTTGCAAGTGCAGGGGCTTTTTTTGTTAAATACCTTTCCTTTCAGCATTTATATTAGAATGATACAATTAACGAAAGGAGTAACGCAATACATCTATTTAACCTTAACGGAGAAGGAAACTTTAACCGACCCTAATTACTTATTCGTATTTAAAAATAGGTCTACTAATAATGAGGTTAAGTTTGTTTTATTGAACGCTGCAGACGTATCACAATATAAAGATAGATACAATAAATTCAGTTTAAAGGTAGATAAATACTTTTCTAGTAAACCTAGAGGGCAGTACACATATTCTGTTTATGAGCAGACAAGTTCTGCTAACCAAGATACCACTGGACTAAATGAGTTAGAAAGTGGGATTATGTGGTTAAATGATGCAGAGAATGTTTATACTGAATATCAGACTAACGATACATTTAAAGTAAGACAATGAACGGAGAGAATTTTATATTAGTACAATTTGCAGAGGCTAAGCAACCCGAATACAGAGAGAAGAAGAAAGAGGGTTACATGGAGTATGGGGAAAAGAACGACTATCCTTTGTATTTAGTTGAGTTGTTTAACAAGTCAGCTAAACATAACGCTATTGTCAGAAATAAAGTACACTATATTTGTGGAAATGGTTGGACTGGTAATGAGCAATTTATAGAGAAACCTAATAGGTCTGAAAATCTGACTACACAAAGATTAGAACTAATAAAGATAACACGCAGTTTTGGTATAAAGAGAACTGGAAAGACTATAAAGAAAAGCTAGAATTTGTTTATCCTGCTTTTAATCCTAAAGTCCCACAAGGTAAACAGATTATCTATCTAAAGGAATATAGACCTAATATAGGCGTTTATTCTTTGCCTGTTTACTTTGGTGCTCTTAACTACATAGAATCGGATATAGAGGTATCTAAGCACGTTCTAGGAAATGCTAAGACTGGGTTTAGTGCTTCAAAACTAATTACCCTTCCAGATGGTACACCTTCAAGAGAGGAACAAAACGAAATCCACAGGAAGTTTAAAAATACCTATACTGGCTCTGACGGAGTTAAGTATATGTTGTCTTTCGTTAATGATGCTTCTAGAAAGCCTATTGTAGACGATTTAGGGCAGTCAGATTTAACTAAGGAAGATTTTGGTAGGGTTGATGAGTTGATTCAGACTAACATATTCTCTGGACATCAGGTTACTACTCCTAGCATATTTGGAATTGCAGTACTATAGTGAGGAGATGAGGATAATCCCTACAGAACCTATTGGAATAGAATTTAGCGAGGCAACAATTAAAGAAGTTGCACCTAAAGAATGGATTTTAGAAAAGATAGGTATTGATATGACTAAATACCAACCACAAGAAACTAAGCCAGAGTTAGCACCTGTTGAATTAGCAGACGCTTATTCTGTTTTTTTTGAGTTTGGAGAGGACAAGTCGGAGTTTGAAGTTTGGAAGCAGAAGTCTTATTTTGAAGATGTAGAATTATTTGCAGATGTAACACAATTACAGTCTGATGTTTTGGACTTGATAAGCAAGGATAAAAGAATAACACCAGAGGTAATTGCAGACACTTTAAAGGAGGATGTAGGAGTTATTAAAAGAATTATTACCGCATTAGAAAAAAGAGGGTTTATTAAGCCTACAGAGTACACAATAGGAGAAGGGATAGATTCTAACGTAATTGTAGAAAGACAACTAACAGAACCTTTAAGAGACATAGTAGAAAAGATTAAACCTAAGACTACAGAGTTTTTAATTAGATATTCTTACGAGTGGATAAAAGGTTATTCAAATAAAGATAAAGCTACTTCTAGGGAGTTTTGTAAGTATTTATTACAAGCCAATAAAATGTATTCTAGGGCAGAGATTGAGCAAATGAGTGCTAGGCTAGGTTATTCTGTTTGGGATAGGAGAGGCGGATGGTGGACACAACCAGACGGAGACCATTCTCCTTCTTGCAGACATCGTTGGGTATCAAATGTGGTAACACGCAAATAAGAAAAGATGAGTGCTAATATTTTATTTATATCAGTAGAAACAATTAAGGACAGAAGCGGTTTACATAACAACGTAGATGAGAAACTTATTTTGCCAGAGATTAAAACCTGTCAAGATATGTATATACTACCAGCTTTGGGTACAAGTCTCTACGAAAGATTGCAAAATGGGGTAGATTGTGGAAATTTGAACTGTGACGAAAAGTCACTACTTGACGATTACATAGTAGATTGTTTAATTAACTACGTTCTAAGTGAGTTACCACAAGGGTTGAGCTATCAGTTTTATAATAAAGGTTTAGTTAGGAAATCTAGTGAGAATACAGAACTTCCTTCTATGCAGGATATGATAGACATAGCCAATAGATACAAGGCTAGAGCAGAGTTCTATAAGCAAAGACTAATTAAATACTTAAAACAAAACAATACTTTATATCCAGAATATCTAAACTACGGGGCAGGATATGACGCTATTAAACCAGAGAATGACGGATATACCGCTTCTATTTGGTTAAGCGACCCATACTGCTGCAAGGGTGAAAAGATATTTAGAGAATTATATCAAGGCGATAATCCTCCATGTTGTTATGAGTAAAAAAGCAAACTTAAAAAACCAAGAGAAACTAAAAACATATCTAGCTAAAAATGACGTTAAACCAAATAATATCACAGATAACAAGCTACGGGACAAGTCACCCACAGATAAACACAGTTTACTTCGGGGATTTCGCAGACAAGCTGGATGATGCAGATGTAGTTTATCCTGCTATGTTTTATGATTTAGACGGAGGGAACTTTTTAGCTAAGCAATTATCTTTTAGTTTCAGCATTTATTTATTAGATAGACACTTACTAGAAACTGGAGCACAAGAGGTTTTGAGTGATATGAGTTTAGTGGCTGAAGATATTGTGGCAAGGCTAAGAACTCCGTCTAATGAGTGGATTACTAGTGATAATATAAACGTGACTTTTTTTAGAGAAGCAGAACCCGATTACTTAGCAGGGGTTAGGCTTGATGTGACAATTACTCTGCCAAGTATAAACAATAGATGCCAAATACCATGACAAGCGATTTTAAACCTGCGGACTTAGATATAGAAATTGTTAAAGGCGACTACTGGGTGCAGACTTTTGCACTATCGGTAGACGATACACCTATCAACCTTTCAAATGAAGACGTGCATATAGAGATTACTCAAGGTTGCTCTACTACTGTTTTGTGGGAAGCTACAGAAGGTGACGGAATAACAA